AATATCAAATTGTAATGCACTAACTGGAACATTAGATTTACGGCAAATTACAGTAGATGTAAATCCTGCAGATACGCCTACGGCTGCACCGCCCACACCCCTGACAGAATTTGTAACTATTAGAGATGCAGGTAATGCCGTGGATGCGCCTCAAGAACCTCAAAATGTGGGTTATGGCGATGTATCATATGTATATCAGATTGGTAGGTATACAATTAGTGAAGGCGACATTGCCACTTATAATGCTGCCCCTGTAAACAGTACTCGGCAAATAACACTAGATAATAGAGGTACTGATAAGCCAGCTACAATATCGTGGAATGAAGCGGCTCGTTATATTAATTGGCTTAATATAAGAGAAGGGTTTCAACCCGCTTATAAATTTGATACTGGTGGTGTTAATGACAATATATCTTTATGGGCTGTGGCCGATTCATGGACAGCAGGTGGTGAGAATCGTTATCGTCATAAATATACAACGTATTTCTTACCAAGCGAAAATGAGTGGTATAAAGCAGCTTATTATGATAGTCAAGCAGATGTTTATTACACTTATGCAACAGGAAGCGATACTCTTCCAACACCAACAGCTGGTAGTACAATAACAGGAGAAGCTGTTTATGCCCAACCTGGCGGTCAAGGCCCTGCTGATGTTAATAATGCTGGTGGTCTTAGTCCTTATGGAACGATGGGTCAAGGAGGTAATGTATATGAGTGGATAGAAAGTGCCTTGTTTTCAACATTGCAGGGTACAAATGATCCTGCTACTGAGGCTCGAGGAGTCCGCGGCGGCAGCTGGGTCAGCGACCCGCCGAATCAATCGAACTTCCGCTCCGGCAACAACCCGGACAGCGAGATCTTCAGCAACGGTTTTCGTGTCGCAAAAGTATATGACAGATTTACTTCAGAGTTTGGAATGAATCTTACCGATAATACTGGAATAACTAGCTTAGCTTTAGGCAGTGGATATAATACAAAGCATACTTTAAACTTAAGAGGATGTACTAACCTTACTGGGTTTTATCCTTTGGATCCAAAGACGCTTACTATATCAGGAGTAAATGATTGGTCTGATTGTAATTTTTCCGAAGGAAGTCTTTTAGATATTTCCCAATTTGTTAAAGGAGATCCTGAAAAAGAAGCTTATCAAAACCGAGTTAAATTACACGGGAACCCTATTTGGGATGACGAACTATTGGATCTAGCGACTATAGAAAACGCGCTGGCTAACAACTTTATCTTTGCGGGCGCCACATATGTTATTTATAGAATTAATTGTGGAGGTCCATTAGCAACATCCATTGATAATTATATGGATTGGGAAGCGGATAATACAATTAATACAACATATCTAACAGCTGCCTCTAATAACATATTCACTCCCGGTGGTACGCCGACTTATACTTTTGATTCTTCAGTACCAACATCAACGCCTGAAGAGGTTATTCATACTGAACGATATGATGAAATGACCTATAATTTTCCAGTATCAAATGGTGAGTATGAAGTCAGATTATATTTTGCTGAATTATTCAATGGGATTACAAGCGCAGGGCAACGCTTGTTTCAAGTTAAAATTAATGGCGTGACCAAATTACTTGATTTTGATAGATTTGCTGAGGCGGGCAGTATATTATATAAAGGAATAACAAAATCCTTTAATATCTCTACTAATAACGAATTATTAACAATTGAATTTATTAATAATGTAGAAAATTGTGCAATTAATGCTATTGAAATCATTGATTTAAACTAATATATAATATCTTATTTTATTATTTACAAATGCTAGTTTATGTGATATAATAATTATATGAGATTAGGTTTAGTATGTATTAGTGAGATCCTCCGTTCAAAAGAAAAACTGCATAGTCGAGCAATGACTCGTAAAAGGTTTTTAACTGAAGATAGAGCCGTAAGTATGGTTGAGCTATCGGCTCGTATTGCACATAATGTTTTAGTCTTATCTAAAACGATTCAGACATGCCATGAAAATGGAATTGGTCATCTTCGTGTAAGCAGCAGTATATTTCCTCTTGTCACGGATGAGACTTTAAAATTATCATATGAAGATCTTCCAGATATTGATTCTATTATATCAGGGTTAGGAAAAGCAGGAGATCTTGCTCGACAATATGATATTACTTTAAGTTGCCATCCTTCTCAATTTAACGTATTAGCAAGTCTTAGTGAAGATACTATTCGTCGAAGTATACTTCAATTAAATCATGAGAGTCAAGTTCTTGATTGGCTAGGTTGCAAATCTGATTATAGTTCGCCAATGTGTTTACATCTAAATAGATCGCCAGGCGTAGAAGAATTTACCACTCAGTATTTTGATAGATTTTGTGAAGGCTTTTGGCGGTGTTCCAAAGGAGTTCAGAATCGTTTAGTATTAGAAAACGAAGACAAAGGGTATTGGTCATGCGAAAACTTATATAATACGTTTAATGGTTTTATTCCATTTGTTTATGATAACCTTCATGACCAATGTAATCCTTCGTCAATACCATATTCAGATCAATGGGCTAAGTTATTCAAAGGAACTTGGGGAGTACATACACCAGTTTTCCATTGGAGCGAAGGTATAGATGGATCTAATAAGCACGCAGATTATTTTACTCATGTCCCAGCTGTTGTTCAATTAAACAAAGATGTTACTTGGGAATGTGAAATAAAATCTAAAGATAAAGCTATCTGTAAAATTAAAGATGATAAGAAATTTCTGGAAGCTGAAGTATAAATAAGTTTATGTGGGAATTATGGTGTAAATCAATTGGGCAGAAAGCTTATACTGATAATCGTAAAGCCGATCGCGTTGCTATTGTAAGAAGTGTATGGATATTACTTAATATGATTACATGTGTCTTTATTATATTAAACGCTATTGCTACACACGGTTGGTCACTGTTTGGTATATAAATATATTTAGTTATGGCAACATTATATGAATTAGTAGAATCCGTTTATAATGAAAATGATGCGGCATATCCGTATAGGACATTAAACGTCCCGCTTAATAATTTAAAAAGCGTAAGCACATCAAAAATCGGTATTTTTACAAATGGTTTATCTGGAGGAGAACCACCAAACACAACGGTGATTGATGCTATTGACGCTTATCATAATGAGATTGGTTTTTTAGGAGATACCATTGATGATATGAATGCTGCAGCACAACTTCATTATAATGATTGGTGGAAAGAAAATCCTAGTACTGACAACTTTAGTAGTTATAAAATTACACCCAATGTTTTAACTGGCGGAGATAAGACAAAAATAAAGATATTTACAGAAAGTAACTTACCGCTACCAGATGAACAAGACACCTTTTTTTATAAAGGCAGACAAACTTGGGCGGACGACGTGGGAAACTTAGCAGGTTGGATATCTCAGATAAATGCGCAAGAGCCTTTAGTTAGCGCTATCTCTAATGGTGGTACGGCTTCGCAAACAACCACAACAAACATAAATGCCGCAAAAGCAATTATAACTGCAGCGAAAAACTTAGTATCTTCAATAAATAGTAGCTTTGACGGTTTCGCCGCTCAGGAACGCGTTGCTTGGGATGAAGCTATTAGATATAACCAAGCTTATTCATATGTTTCATTTTTAGAAAATAATGCAGATGATCCTGCGGTTCAGGATTTAAGAAGTAAATTTTCTGATAATTTACCAACATAATATTATTTACATTTGCGTAAAAATAGTATATAATATATCTATGGTTAGCCAAGTGGTTTAACTTTTAATTATGAATAAGTCAGAAGTAAATAAGCGATTGGAGTCAATTGACAAGTATGCAAAGTCAATTCAAGAATTAGGCGATCTTCAGGAAAAGTTGTATGGCGAACTGCTTCTTGAATTGCAAGATACCAATGAACATTATTTAGATTTAGTGTTTGATTATTGTTATAATGGAGGTCCTTATACAAAGAAGGTGTTGCAAAATTATATTCTAAAAGAATTTGTAAATGAATAATTTAAAAAAAGGGGGTGTAGCTCAGTTGGTTAGAGCAGAGAACTCATAATTCTTTGGCCGTAGGTTCAAGTCCTACCGCCCCTACCTTTTAATAAATAGATATATAATGCAGCCTGAAAAACAAAAATATTATTGTGGAGCTTGGTGGGTACCAAAATTTATTAGAAAGATTTTAAGTTTTAAGTTTAATGCCAGTTGTAAAATTCATGATTTGGATTATATATCTAAAGACATTACTAGAGAAGAATCTGATGTTAAGTTTTTATTAAATATGATAAGGCAATCAAATGGAAGTGCATTCTTCGAAATTTGTGCTACGTTTTTTTATATCTTTGTCAGAATATTGGGAAAGCTATCTTGGGGAAAACATAAAAAATAATGAGTAAAGAAAAAGTAAAGTCGGCTTGGGTATATGTTAAAAAGAAAAACACATGGGTTGATGTAGATGACGTTGAGTTTTTAAATATCAGCGAAAATATATTTGGTCATGATGAAATGAACTTTAAATATAAAGGTAAACAATATTCTTCCACAATTGCAATAGGAAGTAAACCTAGTTAATATTAAAACTATTTTATTATGAAAACAATCGAAGATTATATTATTGTTCTTGATAACGTTCTACCAAAGAAGTTATGTAAAGATATTATCGGTACATATGATTCTATTAATGATGATGACGATTTAAAAGTAAGTCGTGATACTGATTTTATGAGGTTCTCTGAAATCAATATGATAGACCATCCAGCATATAATGAGAATATTACTTCTAAGTTTATTCAATATATGCAACATGCAAACTTTAAGTATTTTGATGAGACATGTGATAACCTTAAACAAAGATTCTCTTGTTATGAAAGGTTTAATGATTATGAAGCGCCAAGAGTTAAACGATATGAACCTAATAAAGGTAAATTTGATTGGCATATTGATAGCGCAAGTGTTGAATCAATGAGACGTGCTCTCGTTATGTTTTGGTATCTTAATGATGTAGAAGAAGGCGGCGAAACTATATTTGATCTTGGAGATGGAAAAACGTTAAGCGTTAAACCAAAAGCTGGGAGCGTTGTATGCTTTCCGCCATTCTTTATGTTTCCTCATATGGGAGCTACACCAATCTCTGGTCCTAAATATGTAGTATCATCATATGTATGTTTACCCGAAGTTTATGGCCAATCGTGCGATTAATAATTTTTATTGTTTACATATGTATAAATTTATGATATAATAATTCTATGAACGAGAATAAAGTATTTAAAAAAAGAAAATGGATAATTAAAGATGGTAATAAAGAAACCATCGTTGAAGGCCTTACCGAAAGAGGAGTCCTTGGTGTTTATTATAAGGTTGGCCGATTTGGTTTGGGTAAAGATTGGCAATTTACGAAACTAAAAACTGGATGGATTATTGCTGCAGATGCAAGTGAAAAACCATTCTATAGAAGAAAAATTAAGTTAAAAGAAATTGAATAAATAATTTGAAATGACAAACTATAATCATTCAGACGCAGGAAAGGGTTCTCAAGATAGAAGCAGTGTTGCGGCTCGTTCAGCTTCGCCATTATGGAAACAAGTTCGATTAGAAAACGGCGCAGCTTTAGAGCCTATGGAAGCAGCATCAGCATTAAATAAAATAATTTCTATTATTCAAGAACACGTGATTGATAACGTTGAAATTGACCATGAAATAAAATCTAAATTTGTTGATTGGGATCACACATATATTAATAGCAAATTATAAATAAAATAGATATGAAAAAAGAAAAAAATAATAAAGGTATTAAAGGCCTATGGAAACGGATGTCACGTGCGATCTTTGGTAGAGGATGGGCTGATATAAATGTTGAACAAGAGGTATTTGAATGTTCTGTTTGCGGTGCGCATTTATTGGTAAATCCGGCAGAACTTAGTAAAGAGCTAAACGGCGGATGCGAATTTTGTAAAGGAGTTGATCCTAAAGCAAAAAAGAAATCTACTAAAAAGAAATCTACTAAAAAGAAATCTACTAAAAAGAAATCTACTACTAAAAAAGCCGCGGCTGAAAATAAAGTAGTTAAAAAGAAAACCCCTAAAATGAATTTTTAATAGTTTTAGTAAATCTTTATTTTAAATGCGGTGTAATAACCGCATTTTTTTGTTTAAAAATTAAAGTTATATAAATAATTTTATGAGTGAAGCATCTGATACCGCTAAAAAGAATGCTAATTATATTAGTTTTGGTACTATTACATTTTTGATTGGTATATTAGTAGCATCTCTTACGATGTATACTTTTATGGAAGGACGAATCGCAAAAGAAGTTCAAGAGTCAATGAGACTAGCTCAGCTTGAGCAACAAGTTAAATCTGAGAATGAAGCCTCCGCTGAAAGAAATAAAGCTCTGAAAGATCAAATCTGGGTAAGCGATCAAAATGTTAAAAGCCAACTATTGGATTTTTCAAATAGAATATCAACCTTAGAAGCAAGAGTTTCATCATTCCCACAAGGAGCATTAGGATCTCCAATGCTTAAAAGCTTTAATGTTAAAGAAACTACTGACAAATGAAATCATTTTTAATACTAATTTCTATACTATGTTTCGGTTTCATATTAACAGATACAGTACATGGTTATTACAATACTTTTAATAGTAATGGTCAAAATGTAAATATAAAGCTAGTTGGGTATGACCCAGTTTGTAGATGTCCGATATATATTAAGTGGACCTTAGTCGGATATGACTATTATGGAAGACCTCTTTTTGCATGGCGCACGATGCCAATTATACATAAATGCCGTCGTCGGTAAGTATAATATTCTGCTAAATATGCACAGATGCGTATTTTAGCCTAAAAATCTCTGTTTTTGGAGAGTTTGAAACCCTATATTCTACGGGGGTTCCAGAACAAAATGTGCATTTTGTGAATTATTTTATTTACAAATGCGCTATTTTATGGTATAATATATCTACAAGGAAGGCACGAAACAAGCCAACCGCCACTACATTATGATAAATCCAACTATTACATTTACCGCAACCGACTTCAAATTTGCTGAACAGCACGGTCTTACTCTCGATGATTTGGCCGCCTTTAAAGCGGAAATGCTGATTGAAGATGAACTGGAGCGCGAATTTATTTTGAAAAAGGAACGTGAAAAAATGGAAGAAAGCTTTTCGACAATGGCCGTTTATCCCGCTTGGTAATTACTAAAAATTTTAAAACTATTATATTATGAAAAACGAAGACATTAATAAAGGTGACGCAGTTCGCCACATCGAGACAGGTATGATTTATAAAGCTGAGTACTTCATTGCCGAAGTAAAGATATGGGTTGGGCACGAAGACAACGAATACGAAGCAGACGTGTTTTTCGAAGCTGCAGACGTTGAGCGCGTAAGTCACAATTTGAATGTAAGTGATAAAGTTCATTATGAAATTCCTGAAGAAGTTATGGATATTGTTGAAGGCCATATCATTACAAATAAGCAATTGAAATGCCAACATAATCGCGAAATCCTTGATGAGATTATTGAAGACCTAATTCAATATAGGCTGACTCTGCCGACCGTTAATGATTTGGAAAGTGTAAATGTTCTCTAAATTAACTAAACTAATATATTATGAAAGTACTAATTGAAACGCAATACAAAGAATGGTATGGTTGTGAAGACCATGTAGGTGTCGAAGGCCATGGCCGATATAAGAATAAAGGTGGCATGGATTTTGTTGCCGAAGTAGACGAGCATGTTTTTTATTATGCCGATGAGTCTATTAGAGAAGCATTTCACGCTAAGTATAATAAAGAAGGCAGTTGGAATCTTTGCGAGATTATTGATATCGTCCCTTTTTATCGCGAACCTGAGTTTATTACTCTTGATATTAAATCAAAAATTACAAACTAAATTATGACAATGGATATAAGTGAGCTGGTTAGCTTTAAAATTGATGTGGAAAAAATCAATATCGAAGAAGTAATGAAACATCGGTATAAGATTCTAAAAGCACGAAAGCTCACGCATGAGAAAATCGATTTAGAAGATTGGGATGATAAAGAAATGTGGGATGCCTTTAAAAAGAATCAGGCAAATAGTATATTACAAATTGAACTTTAAATTATTATGGGATTAGATCAAACAGGATACACAAAGGATAAAGACGGCAATGAAATTGAATTGCAATATTGGCGAAAGCATAATGCTCTTGAAGGCTGGATGGCTTCAATCTATGTTAATCATAAAGGTGGTAAGGAAAGTTTTAATTGTGTGGAAATTGAACTTATTGAAGATGAGATTGATATGCTGGAAGAAGCTGTTCTACTAAAGGAACTACCAGTCACCGCAGGTTTCTTTTTTGGATCCGATACATCACGAGATGAATATAATTTTAGACAGGATTTAGAATTTATAGATAAAGCTCGTAAAGAGTTTAAAAAAGGTAATAAAATATACTATTCATCAAGCTGGTAAAAATTTCGAACGTAAAGGCTACTACGTTACTGTAGTCTGTGGCTGGCTCCGGCTAAGAGTGATAGCGTAAGCAATGATTCACAGGGCAAACCTTTTAAATAAAACACTATGACAACTTTACAAATTTTAATAACTTTAGGTTCTTGCCTAGTTTCTATATGGATTATCAGCTTAATTTGGTTTTTTATCGCTTTAGCATATGATATGTTAAAGGCTCAAGACGAAGATTATATTGATAAACCTTAACGTATGAATCATATAGAAATAAATGGATCATCAAAAGATCGCAGAGAAATTGCTCAAAAGACGGTGGATTGGTTTTTAAAGAAATATTTACCTCGTTATAAAACGTTAGATATTACTGTTGATATTATTGATTGCTATAAAACATCAAAAGCTTATGGCTATTGTGTAGCGATGGATGACAAACATCGGGAATTTAATATTGAGGTTGATAAAAGATTGCGTTTGTTTGATTTTGTGACTTCTCTTTGTCATGAATTGGTACATCTTAAACAATACGCTAAATTTGAAATTAAAGATGTTTCTTTAAATAAAATTAAATGGAAAAAAACCATATTTAAAGATACAGTTAAATATGATGATATGCCTTGGGAAAAAGAAGCATATAAACTCGAAACCCAATTAGCCATTCAATGCTTTGAAGATTGTTTATAAATAGTTTTATATAAATAGTTTTATATTCGTTATGTTACGACGGATATAAAACTAATAATAAACAATAATATATAAGCATAATGAGCATATTAGAAAATCAAAGAAGTCCTGTTTTATCAAATGGGGAACGTTCTGCAAGGCAAGTTAAACGCGCCACTTCGCAGATGGCGTATCAATTAATTAGATCTTGGCATCACGGTTGGGACCTCGTTTGGTCTGCTGAAGATCCAGCGGCAGTTTTAGCCGAGATTGGAACTGACGCCGCCGAAATTTTTGAACTCAATGAAGAGCTGATTACATTTTTTGGTACCGCATTAGCCGGTCGTCGTCAAGAAGACCTTGATGAGATTATGGCTAAAGTTGCATTAAAGCCGGCTACAGAAACCGCCGAAGATGGTTCTGTAACTATCGTAGAATAAATATTATTTGATAATGGGCAGTATTATATACTATCCCATTATCATGCTTTAATATGCTTGATCAAATTTACCACTATAAGGCACACGTTGTTTATGTGTATGACGGAGATTCTGTTACCGTTGATATTGACTTAGGGTTTAATACATGGATGAGAAATCAGAAGATTCGATTTTATGGAATTGACACGCCTGAACTTCGTGGTGAAGAAAGACAAGATGGTTTAATAGCGCGCGATCGTTTGCGAGATTTAATTGATGATAAGGAAATTATTATTAAATCTTATAAAGATAAATCTGGAAAATATGGACGTTGGTTAGCAACAATATTCATTCAAAACGAAAACGGAGATTATACTAATATAAATGATCTACTATTAAATGAGGGCTTAGCTACAGTATATAAATAAATATATAAATAATAATTAATATGGCAACACAAACAGTTACAGGTACAGGCGCAGATATTGAATCTGATGTTTATGGATATAGATCAGCAGAGTCAACTTTTGCTTTTTATGGAGATTTTGGTGGAGGCACTTTAACGGTAGAAGCTTCTTTTAATGGTACAGACACAATTCCGGTTTATATCACATTGAAAAAAGGTGATGGTACTATTTTAGAAATTACTGAAGATGAAATTCACACGCTTTCTTTGGGTAAATGCTTAATACGATATAGAGTAACTGGAGCAACGGCGGCAGTTGCCGTTAATATAGTAATAAAAGATTAATAATTATGGTTAATAAACCAACAGTTTCTAGTGCTGTATCTGTATCTGCAGTAAAAGCCGTGGTAACATCGGTTGTAGATCATCTTCCAGCAGTATCACCAGTATTAATAAACGATGAATATCGTTCGCCAACTGGCTTTAAATATTTACAACCCGATGGAATTTCCATATACAAACAACCTTAACAAATAAAATATCATGGCAAATGTAACCGTAACCACAGACATAGACAACCTTTTAAAGAGTGCTGACAATGCAGCAGCAAGGACAAACCTAGGAATTATTGACCCGACTCTCGAATCAGTCACAACAAACGGAGCAACCACGCTAAACGATATTACTGTTGGCAAAATTGCCACAGCGCATCCAACTAATCCAGCAAACACCAATATCGCCTCTGGTAGTAGCAGTGCGTCTATTGGAGGCACAGGTAACGTAGCAGCGGGAAATAGATCTGGAACTTTTGGGGGTAGAATAAACCAAGCAAATGGAGTCGAATCTTCAGCCTTTGGAGGGACAAATCAAATTGTCCGAGGAAACGAGTCAGAAGGATTTGGAGGAACAAATATTACCCTAAACACAAAGTTCACTAACACAGTAGGGGGAGCTAATCATGTGGTAGGTCTTGCATCCTCACTTGCTACTGACTCAGTAGCAAAGCACAGCCTTACATTAGGTGGGGAATCCTCAATAATTGAAAACGCAACCCATTCAGCTATTGTGGGAGGAGAGGGGAACAAAATTCAGACTGGGCATGATCACTCTGTAATATTAGGAGGCACGGGCATCGTAACCGATGCAGCGGATACTGCATACGTTTCCAAATTAAATATCAAGACAGAATTCAAATTGCCAACAGGAGCAACCGATGATTACGTCCTCACATCAGATGCAACTGGTGTAGGCACATGGCAATCAAAAACGAAAATTCAAGGTGTACAAACAACATCGGGCGTTCTTTCTTTTGACTATACAGCGGGAGAGATCGTAAAGACGATATTGACTGAAAGCGTAACTTCTATTGCAATCACAAATGCAGCAGAGGGAGATTCGGGGATGATAATTTTTTCGACTGACGGATCGGCTACTTATTCCATGACAGTCGGCTCTCCTAACATAGTTATAAGTGGAGACCCTATTGACTTTGACAGCCTCACAGTCGGTGACGTCATAACTATGAAGTATTATTACACTGGCACAGCTTTGTTACTTTATATTAGCGGTGACCAAGACCTTTCTGGACTGCAAGTGAAACCCGCTGAGGGAGCATTTGTTGATGGCGACAAAACAGCACTTGACTCAGCTTTACAACCAGCAGACCCGACTCTTGATTCCGTTACAACTAACGGAGCGACCACGCTAAACAATATTAGTGTAGGCAGGATTGTAACTTTGCACCCTACTAATCCAGTCAACAACAACGTTGCCACGGGCAATCAAGCTTGCTCTATTGGAGGAGTTGTAAACGTAGTAAGCGGCAATCGCTCGGTAAATTATGGAGGGCGTGAAAATCAAGTCACTGGCAACGATAGCTCTGCGATTGGAGGCTTCGGTCAAATTGTGATTGGGCAAGAATCTGAAGGACTTGGGTCTACAGCCACAACTCTTAACACGAAATATACGAGTGCTGTTGGAACAATCAACAGCGTTGTAGGATTAGCCGGAGCGGGAACGGCATCAACAGCAACAGCGCATTCATCGGTTCTTGGAGGCGATACAAACATAATCGAAAGCGCAACTGGAGCGGTCATAATTGGGGGAACTACAAACACAATTCAGACTGGGCATGATCGCTCTGTAATATTAGGAGGCACGGGCACCGTAACCGATGCAGCGGATACAGCTTTTGCTCCAAGTCTGGATGTTCAGGGAACTGTATACATAAAACAACGTGCAGCAGCAGACGTTAATAAGGCAGGAAAGTGCCAGTTATGGGTAGAAAATACCACCGGCGATTTATACCTAACACTACCTGACGGCACTAGTAAACAAATCGCGTTTGTTGTATAACGTTATTCAAGAGTGTTGCAATTCAATGTTGAATTGCTGATAGCGGTTCGAATTTAGTTCCAGTATATGGGATGTTTATATTATGAACTATAATTAAGCAGATATATAATATATCGGTTATGGAAACGGTAAATGTTTATTTAGATTGGAGTTGCGGAGGATGCGACGACTATTTAGATGAAATTCAAAAGGGTTGTAAAGCTTTTCAATATGAATATACATTAACAACTTGTGATGTTGATCCTATCTTAGTTTTTAAAGAAGTTAGAAGACTAAGAGAAAAAGGAAACAATATTGAGCATTTACCAATCTTAGTAACAAAAAACAAATATGAAATGGAAAATGTATACGTTGGTATACTAGATATAACATCAATACAAAACATACTAAAAGAATTATGAGTGAAGAAATAGTAAATAATTTTGCTACATTTGAAGATTTTGGTTTTACTGCGGTAAACGAAGAAGAATTGGATATTGTGACAAAAGCAACAACTGAAGCCAGCAGTGCACAGGAGCGTTTAGATAAAATGTTTGCTGCAATTAAACCTTTATTAGAAAATCTAGAAAAAGATAGCAGTAAGGATTACATTTATTGGCCAAACCGAATTGAAAAAATTAATCAATTCCAAGCATTCCTTGATAATATTTACAACGGAACATCTCAGTAATTATGAGATTCCATTTATTGGGTATACCACATACGGTTACCAATGATGAATATACGGCCTGTGCATATACCGCCAAAGTATTAAAATTTGGTAAAATGTTTACCGGGCAACCCGGTGTTGAAGTATTTCATTATGGCCATGAAGATAGTAATGTTTGTTGTGATGAACATATTACTGTTACAACCAATGATGATTTACAAAAAGCATATGGCTCTCATGATTGGAGAAAAGAATTTTTTAAGTTTAATAATAATGATCATGCTTATACAACCTTCTATGAAAATACTCTTCGTGAATTAAATAAAAGATTAAAAAAGAATGACTTTGTTTTAGCTTTTTGGGGATCTGGAGTTAGATCTGTTTGTGGTTTAATTGAAAAAGAAAAGAAAGCTATTGTTGTAGAACCTGGGATTGGTTATGGTGAAGGCCATTTCGCTAAATGGAAGGTGTGGGAGTCTTATGCTATAATGCACGCCTGTGGCGGTAATAAAATGGTTTTAAATTGTAACCCTAATTGGTATGATGTTGTCATACCAAATTATTTTGATGAAACACAATTTGAATATAAAGAAAAAAAGGAAGATTACTTTCTTTATCTTGGTAGAGTATATGATGGCAAGGGTGTAAAAATTGCAATTGAAGCAAGCAAAAGAGCTGGAGTAAAATTAGTAATAGCAGGCCAAAAAGAAAAAGGATATAAACTACCAGATGACGTTGAGTATATTGGGTATGCTGGAGTTGATAAAAGAAAAGAATTAATGGCAAATGCAAAAGGTTCTTTTTTACCATCAATGTATTATGAACCATTTGGTGGAGTACAAATTGAAAACTTATTTAGTGGCACTCCAACAATAACTACAGATTGGGGAGCTTTTTCTGAAAACAATTTACATGGAGTAACTGGTTATAGATGTAGAACAATGAGCGATTTTGTTGAAGCGGTTCATAATGTTAATGATGGCAAAATTAAAAGCGGCGATTGTAGAAAATGGGCAAATAATTTTAGTATAGATAATATACGGCCAAGGTACAAAAAATACTTTGACGATGTTCTTAATGTATATACTGGAAAAGGATGGTATGAAAACAAATCCAAAGAAAGTATTTCAATTGAACAATTAAAGATGGAATATCCATAGTAATTCACCCTTCAGAGAAAACGTAAACATATAAATAAAAATACTATGAAAACAACTTCATATAAAGTCTTATTAAGACTAATGATCGTCAGTTCATTAACACTGATAATGACGTCTTGTGCTCTTTTTAAACAAACAGAACAAGGCGACCCTGGAAAAGGCGGAGCAATAGATATTGGTGGAGCAACAGAGAGCTTAGGTGCTGCAACTGGTTTTTCCTTCACTGCTCAACAAGCCGTCACCACCGCACAGGCAGAAATAGTGAAAGCAAAGATACATGCTAAAGAGATTGAATCTTTGGTTGAAGTAATGAGACGTAAGAAGTCTGAATTTGCTGAAAACATTGAAAACTTAAGGCAGATATATGTTCAGCATATTGTTGTACTTGATAGAGAATTAACCATAACTGGTATTGCACTAAGGAAACAGTTAGTTGCTCTTAAGAATACAGAAGCAGAACTTATTAAAGCAAAAGCTCAGATAGCAGCACAAGAACAACATAAAGCTGCCATGCTTGCTCATAACAAATCTTTACAAAAAAAGTTAAAAGAAGCTGAAGGCTATAAAGACAAGTATCATAAGCTAACCAAGTATAAGTGGATTGTTTGGGGATTGGGCGGATGGATATTAGTTAAGTTCTTAGGCGGACTTGGTATGTGGTCTCCTCAAGGAAGAATCGCTAAAGCTCTTATTGGATAATTTTTATATCTCAATCATTTAATATGGTTGATGATATTAGGGCCGAGTGGCTCATTTAAACAAACAAACAAATATGAATACATTACTAAAATTAATTAGTCCGTTATTAACCGGATTTTGGAATAAAACAAAATCGGTTGTTCAGTTACTATGGAGTAAAGGCGTCGCCATTATTCTACTGGTTATGCTGATTTTAAAGTACACAGGCCTGAGCGATGCACCTTTTGCTGAACTCATTTATGCCGGTGTTCTTACGAGTGCAGTTATCGTTATTGCGCCGATTATTCGTTTCCTCGTTTTCAATGAGGCGGCGGCTCTCGCCGAGAGTGGAAAAGTTAAAGAGTTACTGAAATTAAAAACAGCAACGCCTGAGCTTTTACATTATTGGTTTGCAACATTCGTATCTTACGCTGTTACACTACTATGCGTTTCTTCATTACTTTAATTGTACTGACTTTACTAACTGGGTCCCTTCCTGCTTTCGAGCAGGGAGCGGACTTGCGTGTACAGCGTTTTCTTAATGCAGAAGTTAAGAAGCAATATATACCACAAGTTGATAAAGTTGTTAGACGCATTTTATTAAATCAAAAACTATATAAGTGTGTTGATAGTAGAACAGATGTTCCTTGGTATGTTATTGCCAGCCTTCATAATATGGAAAGTGGTGGATCATTTAAACACCATTTACATGAAGGGTCTCCATTATATGGTAGAACTCGTTGGGTACCAAAAGGTAGACCTAAAACCAGCGCTCCGCCATTTACGTGGGTAGAAAGTGCGCAGGACGCATTAAGCTATGATAAGATGGGTCAAAAACGTTGGGCATACTTATTTGATACTCTTTGGGCAGTTGAAGGTTATAATGGAACTGGCTATTGGAGGTACCATAGATCTACACCTTCGCCATATCTTTATGCTAAGACTTCTATTGAAAAGCCTGGGAAATATGTCTCAGATGGAAAGTGGAGCAGCACAGCTCGTTCTAAACAAATTGGAGTTGCCGCGATTTGGAAAAGAATGGAAGATAAAAAGATTTTAAACTTTAAGTATTTAAAATAATTACATTTTTTTATTTACATAATTCTATTCTTAGTGTATAATATAACTATGAGTTATTAAAGAAACCATAAAGGTTTAAAAACTAAACCCCGAAGGTTCCCGAAGGGATCTTAAATAACAATAAATATATCATTATGAAAACATCATTAAAAGATTTAAGGATAGATCTAGAAGACCATAAAAAACGATTAAAAGAATTAAGTAATAAAAAGACTGCGAAAGAATTAGATGAAAAGTTTGGAGTAAAGGCTCTTTATTTAATTCCTACTTATAAAAAGATTATTGGTAGTATAGAAAAAGAAATTATAGAGCGTACTAAATAAAGTTATGAACAAACCTAGACGTAAATTTTTAAAGTTATTTGGTTTAACAAGTTCAAGTTTATTTATTAGTAATTTACCAGTAGGTAGTGCTTTTATTCGTCATGAAGATTACAATAAAAAAGTAAAAGGAATTCCTGATGAATGGTTTATTTTAAATAATGATGTTTATAGATATGCGAATTATATTTTAAAATTAAACTTAAAAAATATAACTCCAAGAATGGTAATTGCTCCACACTTTAAAACGCGCGGTAGAGTTAGAAATTCTATACCACCAAAGAAGTTATGGAAGAAGGTTGGCCCAACACTTAAGGTTATTGATAAGTTATGTAATGAGGTTGGATTACCGGTTAAAGAGATAGTCTCAGCATATAGAAGTCCCGAATATAACAAAGCAGTTCATGGTAATATAGGATCATACCATATGACGAATCAAGCCGTTGATGTTGTATTTAATAAAAGCTCTTGGCGAGTTGCTAAAGCCGCTAGAGTACTAAGAGATAACAAAACGTTTAAAGGCGGCATAGGAACTTATCGAGGGTTTGTACATATAGACACTCGTGGAAAAAACGCAGATTGGTAATGGAAATCTCAATTGATAAACTAAGCGTTATAATGACGAGCGAGGAATATCCCTATTCGATTATTTCATATTTTCCTAGAGATTGTTCTAGTTTTGAATCATATGACTTTTGGGAATGTAAAAGAAAAATTAATTCAATAAAGGAAAAACTAAAAGAGGTCATTGTTAATCAATATCTATTATCTTTTTCTGAGAATCCAAAGACTGGAGATATTATTGAAATCGAATGTGATGGAGATACCGATAACGTTATTAGTTGGTTACGATGGAAAGACAATTGGTATATTTCCGATATTAAAAACGAGCCTGTCAAAGTGTAGAACTACATTATGTTTATTATTAATTAACATTTTTAATTAGTTATACTTATAATTGAATTTATCTATTACCCATTTTTCTTTCTCTGCAACCATGTCTATTAACTCTTGAGTGTAATATTCAGTATGTGGTTTTTTATATGAGCTTTTATTAGAGTGTTTAAGTTTTGGGATTGAAGTTATACCAACCGCATCACAGAATTTATAAAAATGATTATTATAATCTTCAAGGTTGCCAAGAAAATCTATAGCGATCTCATCGTTACTATCTAAAACATAATTGTCTTGACTTGGGTTTGTTTTTATGATAAACTTTAAAAACTCTACTTCATTTCTATTGAAGTTATCAAATACTCTGCCACATTCTTTACCCTGAAGTCTTTTTAGAGGTTTCCAATTTTTAAGCTCTTCTTCCGTGGCGTTTTTATATTCATTGCCTTTGTTTATTTTATACATAAGGAAAGATACATATCTTTCCCAAGGATTTCTTAGAGTCGAAAAGGTGGTATATTGATTAAAATCCCAACCGCGTTTTTTAAATCCTCTTTCACAAGCATTCACTGTGCTATGCTGATAAAAATCATCAAGATAATCGCCAGGATTACCAATAACATCAATAGGAATAACAGGTAAAAATGTCTCCCTTAGAGTTTTGGTTCCTGTCTTGGGTATGTCAATTGTTATGAATTTGTGTTTATGTGATATGAGCATCTCTTAAATAAAATAGATTTGTAAAGTCTTGGAGTTCCATCAAACATTGGTTTGACTATTGTAACTTTTTCCATTTGAAATCCAATATCAAACATTATTTTTTCAATATCTTCTTGACATAGCATCCACCATGTTTTTCCGTTGTGGTTTTTGTATATAGTCGGTTTCTCATTTTGAAATGGATTTATTAGGATAGCATGATCCTTAACTCTAAGAAGTATATTCATTAAGGTTAAAATTGGATCTCGTACATGAGAAAGCATGGTTCCAAAAACGGCCACATCAAAATAACCAATCTCATCAGGGAGCTGTTCGTAAATATTGGCTCTAAATATTTTGTTTTTAGATGAAAGTTTTTCATGAATATATTCATAACTATTAAAAAGACTTTCTGATGGTTTTGATTTAGGTTTATTATAGCCTGGATATATTAAGTGATCCCAATAACTACCATCTGGCATATCGAAAGAAACAACATCAGCGCCTTTCTTCTCCATTTCAAAAGATAAGTAACCCGAAGCAGATCCAATATCAATTACGCGCTTTCCTTTAAAATCAAAATTACTAAGGTAATCGTCTATACAGTTTGTAAGATCCCATTTCGCATTGATTTTGTCTTTACCATCAAAGTTAAATGTATGGTAAAATCGACAATCATTTATGTCTATATTTTTTTTAGGTGTTATGTACATTGTTTTATATTTTTTTATATTTGTTAAATAATAATTGATCCCACTTTGTTTGGTTGTTGAAGTTGTCTTTAGTTTCCTCGCTCAAACAATTAAAATCATACGTAATCTTTTCCTTTGTTTTATTTGAAAAAGGTTTTATAACATTTTGTAATCGTTGGGGTAAGCTGCAATCCTTAACGTTTAAACATGTATATAACACTTTGGAAATAAGTTTATCTACACCTGTGATATCATCAATTAAAAACCCGTCTAGTATTTCGCAGGTTTTTTCGAAATCGTTACTAGTTATCGGTATTTTATTAGGTATATGTAGTAAAGTCCTAATAAGCCAAGAACCCTCTAAATAAGGAGAGTTTAAATATTCAACAAATGTCATGTCGCCAAAAATACCGTGCTTGGATTCGTGGGAGGATTGTGAGGATTTTAAATAACTAAATAGCGACAAAACCCTTTCATATGGATCTCTTAAAACCAAGAACTCATAAAATTTTGTATTTTTGTCTAGTTTTTTGTATATGTCTTCTTTGTATATACCAAAACTAAGATCGCATACCACTATAAAATAAACAGTTAAATCATTAAAATCTAGATCTTCATAGTCAACACTTTTATCAATCCAACAACCTGCGTCTTTATATTTGTCATTCAGCTCTTTTTTTGCAGAGCAAACTATACGGTATACAGTTTTGCCTTCTCTTTTGACTGCTAAGTTGTATGTTGTTAGATCTTTTGTGTTTAATAATCTAATCACATGAAAGGCTTTATTATATACATACGTTCCTGCGTTCTTAGGTATGTGAAAAAACACTGGAATTTTTTCTATAGTATTTTTTTTAATCATGTAACTTTAAATATATAGTATATATAACGGTAGTTAATTTTATTTACATCTATGTATAAATAATATATAATAATACTATGAAGTTAGATACATTATATTCCAGAGCAACAACTGGAGCTCTTCGCGAATGGACTGTTGAATATGAAGAAGGAAAATTCCGAACTCATTCTGGTCAAATTGGCGGTAAGATTACAACATCAAAATGGTATTCTGTAACTGCAATGAATGTTGGTAGATCAAATGAGAGAGGCTTACTTGAACAATCTAAATTCCAAGCAGAAGCTAAATGGAAAAAGAAAGTTGATGGCGGTTATACTCCAGATTTAAAATCTGTTGATGTTAGTACTCTTTTTATTAAAGCAATGCTAGCAAAGAAGTGGGAAGATCGAAAAGATAAAATTGAATATCCAGTTTATACTCAACCAAAACTCGATGGTATGAGAGCTATTATTACAAAGGATGGAGCAAAGTCTCGTAATGGAAAACCATGGGTTACTATTCCACATATTTTAAAATCATTAGAACCAATATTTAAAGTTTACCCAAATCTTGTATTGGATGGCGAACTATATAATCATGAGTATAAAGAAGACTTTAATACAATCAGTTCATTAGCTAAAAAGACAAAACCAACTGAACAAGATCTAAAAGATTCTGCTGATAAACTTCAGTTCTGGTGGTATGATATTATTCCAGTTGACGGATTTTGTGAAGAAGATACTATCTTTTCTGATAGGTTTAAAGAAATGGTAAATCTTAGTAATGAATATAAACTAAGTGGTATTATATTAGTTCCAACTTATTATCACGATTCTGAAGAAGACCTTAATAACAATTACAAAGACTTTATTGAACTTGGATATGAAGGAGGCATGGTTCGCCTTAATTCAAAATATGATCGTAAGCGAAGTAACTCTCTTTTAAAGCGCAAAGACTTTACTGATTCAGAATATAAGATTGTTTCTATTGAAGAAGGCAAAGGCAATAAAACAAATATGGCAGGATTTATGGTTCTTGAGAAAAGTGATGGAACTCAATTTCATTCAAACATTAAAGGTAATCATGAGTTTCTAAAAAACCTGCTAGTTGAAAAGGAAACTTATATTGGATCATATGCGACTTGTACTTATTTTAACTTAACTCCAGATGGAATTCCAAGATTTCCTTATGTCACTCGTCTGCGAGATGGCGAAGGTGTTGACAATTAAATTTTATAAATAACTATTAATATGGCTATTAATTTTCCACCCCCAACAACTATTGGGGAAATATATACAGATCCCGCAAGTTCCAGAACATGGAAATGGAACGGTAAAGCATGGGAAGGCCTTACTAGTTCTCTGGCGAAATCAGTGGCTTACACAGCAGCAGGCACGGGAGCGGTAGACAGGGACGTAGAAACCAAGCTACGTGAGACTTTTAGCGTAACAGATTACGGTACTGTGGGTGACGGTGTTGCGGATGATCGTGCTGCAATACAGGACGCTATTGACGCCGCTGAATTACTACTTCCTGGTCCTACAGCCGGTACTATCGTCACTCGCCGCGCATGCGCTGTAGTCGACCTTGCTGGTGGTTTGTATCGTATAACTGACACATTGTTAATAAGCAGACCAATCATCTTCCAGAACGGAACGCTAATAGCTACAACGGCAATGGCTGGCGATACCACTCCGGGAGCCGGGGCAACCTATATGTTGTATTGCAATGCAAACGCAGATCATGTGACAGTCAGAAACATCAATATTGATGGAGGAACTGACGGAGATGAGGCAACAGCTACGGCTAACCTTAACGACTTAATTTTATCATTGGCAATGGGTGCTACTTACGACAACGTTAACTTTTCTCACTATAACGATATTGGCATATACATTGGGAACGGAGCTGGTCAGATTGTCAAGGACTGCACTTTTCAGAAATGGGATTTGGTGAATACTACTGCAATCGGTGATGATTTATATTGGGCAGGCGTCGCAGTTAAAATTCAAATTGCAAGATCCCGAGTTGAGTCATGTCTCTTCCGTAGCTGTGCAACTTGCGTAGAAACAAATAGTAAAACTTGTTTGATTTCAAATTGCATGTTTAATGCTAACCAATACGGTACGCCAATTAATGGCAGCGGGGCTCCGAGATTAGGAGTAAACATAACCGCGTCTGCTACTTCCTCAATCACAAACAATATATTTTCTGGCTGTATAGCGTCCCTGTTCACCCATAATCATTCAATAATAGGTAATAACTTCGTTGCTTATGACTCAAGTCTTTCTGGTGGTGCTATACGTATGACCACGGGAACAGTAGGAGAAAAACTTGAGACTATTGTAGCAAATAATAAGTTCGCCACTTCTTATACTGACATCATAGACTTCCAGACAACTGGTAGTGGATCTTATGTCGATGACCTCGACCTAGAAATACAGTGGGCAGGAAACTTAAAAGAGGACGGTTCAACCGCTTGGTATGATGCTAAGTTCGGTGCTGGTAATATAATTAGCAATGGTAAGTTTGTAGAACCATCAGTCACAGGCACAGCAACCTTTACCAACTCAACCAACACGATAGCACTAAATGGTGTCGGTCTACTAGAAGGACTGGCTGTCGGTGATGTCATTGAGGTGACGGGATCAACCTCTGGCAATAACGACAAGGCGTTTACCGTAACCAACATTGTCAGTGGCGCTCTTGTCGAAGTTAATGACGCTCACGCTAACAAGACATGGACTGCTGCAAACAAGACTCTTGAAGAGCAGCCTAATGTCAGTGGTGTCACAGTAACACTAGCCTGTAAGGCTAGAAACGCTCCACTAGGATACGGGCAGGGGTGGGTGGATGTTCTTTCTGCTCGCAGTCCCTTTACCAATTATAATAACTTTACTGGGCGAACCATTGTAGCAGCCATCAGAGGCACTGCGAGCGCACAATTTGGCGCTTTAGATCTACGCTTTGATGGGCTGATAATAGACAATTCAGTGGCTTCATCAATTAGCGAAATCATTAGCGTTCAAGCTGTAATACCTACCACTCCTGCACTGGTCTACTACAGGAGCGAAGCTGCGAATATAATATTTGGCACTTTAGGGACTTGGCACGAACTAAGATAGAAACATAATGAAAACTACCGTAACCATGATTCCCAAAATATACATAGATCCTCAAGGAGAAAGATTCGCAGTTGATGATTCTCGCCCAGAACTCATCCAAAATGACTGGTCGCTATGCGTTCGTAAAGACGATGGCACGTATGCCGACAACTATAACGTAGATGGCACACCAGCGCCAGATGATCCAATAGATCCAAGTGCAGTTAAGAGTGAAGCGGGTCGTAGAATAGTAGCCATCTGCCCAGAATGGAAACAGCGGAACCATATCGCAACCGATTTAACTTACACTAAGATTATTCAAAGCGGGGGAACACTTACTACTGAACAAGAATCTGATAGAGCAGAGATGGAAGCAGTATGGACAACAATTCAAGGTATTCGTACTAAGTCTGATGAGATTGAAGCTATGTCTCCTATTCCTGCAGATTATAAAGATGACTCTTATTGGGTTTAATAAATAAATAAATGAGTATATGAAACATTTAATTAACGCGGCAGCTAAAATGCTATTTGAAAAAACATTAGGATCTGAAGAGAACGATTTTTATGATATTGAAGTTGATCAAAAGACTGGTAATATTATTAGTGTAGTTCCAAAGGAGTCTAATACAAATCCCGAAGCAAAAAAGATTGCTGCTGAAATTTTAAAAGGATTGGCAAAACAAAAAACTCAAAGAGAAGATATTCAAGAACAAGTGCGCGTTAAAGCAAAAACCAAAACGGTTCAACGTATAATGGATCAATATATCGGTATTTCTGATGCTGAAGTAATTGAAGATCTACTTTCAACTCTTGCAAAGTATCAAGAAGAGACCGCAAAGGAAATCGCAGATCAATCTGGTAAAGAGTTTGCAACCGCATTCTTTAAATCCGCTCAGGCATTAAAACTTGCTGCTAAAGAATTATCAAAAAGACAAGGAAACTAATATGAAAAACGGAAAAATTAAAGTAGGGTCAATTGTAAAAGCATTGGCGGGGCCGCACAAAGGAGAAGATCATACGGTGATTGCGATGACAGGAAATGGCGTTTATAATATTACACCAGTTAATAGAAAAAATGTAAAGTATCGTCTTGGAGCTGCAGGTGCAAAGGAAAAAGATTTAGAACTTGTAAAAGAAGAGTCTGACTATATACCAGAAGAAACTTTAAACGAATCAACCGAGGTTTATAATAAAAAGGGTGTTGTTATTACTCGATGGAATATGGGATTTGATTCTCCTTTAAAGGGCAGAAACACGGCCTTTCAAATCGGTGCAGGAACTCTTGGAAAAAGAAGTGTGAGAGATAACTATGTTCACTTGACTGCTGATCAAATGACACAACTTAGTAAAGACATCAAGAGTATAAAGCTTAATGAAGATACAGATATATCAGAAGCAAGTAAAATCAATTATCCATTTGCATATGGTTATCTTGATTCTGTCATGAAAGATTTTATACCTCTTGCTAAAAGAGAAAAACTTAATCTTGATCCAGCACAATTAAAAGAAGTTCAAAAATTTATTGATAAACTTCGTAAAGAAGCTTATGTTAAAGCAGAAAAAGCATATAAAGATTTTAAGAGGAATGAAGAGGTTGAAGTTGGCGAAGACGCTGAATTGAATGAAGGCTTACGTCATATAAAGACTGCTAACTTTAAAAAAGGAACTAAACTTTTTAATGATATCATGGGTCATTTTAAACTTGGAGGTCGTTTAAATAAAGAACTTGACGATGCTTCAGATGGAGAACTTAATAAAAAGTACGATGAAATGTATAAGCATCTTCGTATGGCCGGTGAAATTTTTGATGATCTTGAAGCAGATACTAAAATGATTGAGAGCGTTGATCTTGTAGAATTGGATTTATCAATTGATAAGTTTGTTGCTGTCGCTAAAGGAACTAAAACAAAAAATAAGTTCTTTGTATTTAATAATAAAGGACAAGTTTATCATACGGCTCCAACTCTTGATAAAGCTAAAAAACTCAGCGCTGAATATAAAAAGAACCCAGAAGAAATGGGAACGGCCACTATACTTGATTTAACTAAAGGAAAGATTGTTGAGAGCGTTGAGCTTGAAGAGAATGCTGAAGTTGCTCGTATTACTAAACTTGCTCTAAGTATGAAGGTTGGTGATAAAACTAACTTTGGAGTAATTAAGAAAATGGGTAAAGATTATATTACAGTAAAAGCAAAGGATACTCCTGAAACTAAACTCAAGTTTAATCAACGTAAGAGCGGAGGTCGATATGTTCTTTCATTGCTTTCTCTAATGGAAGACATCATTGTAAATGAAAACGTGCCGCATATAAAATATCGTAATGATTCTTTGGTTAATGCTGCTAATAAGATTTTAAATCAAAAAAATGATAAATGATTTTATCGTTTAAAGAATATATTATTGAAAATAAATTAAGCAAGGCTTATGGTAAAGGCCTTGCTAAATCTACTCAAGATAAGCAAAAAGCTTAGTTTAAAAAACAAATGAAACGTGTTGCTGGACACGAATTTGGAGGATAAAAATATGAGTGAAGAAACAAAAGAAGAAATAAAAGAGCCAACAACTGTTGTTGTATGTAAGCATAGTTTTTTTAATGATGACGTTATGGTAAGGCTAAAACAAGAAAGTACATGGCGTGGTCTTATTACTGTTGCTACTTTATTAGGGTGGCGCCTTGCTCCAGACCAAGCAGAAGCTATTATTACAGCAGGAGCATCTTTAGTAGGTACTATTAATATCCTGAAAAAGGATTAAATATTAGTTATTTTTTGATTTACTTTATACCAAATTTGTGGTATAATAAATCTAATGAAAATAATTGGTATCTCAGGTAACGCTACTGTTGGTAAAGATTCTTTTTGTAACGCTCTAATAGAACTTCTAAAAGAGCGCAACATTAAAGCAAAACGCTTCGCTTTTGCTGATGAATTAAAATATGAAACCGACGAGTTTCTTAAATCATCTCTAGGCATTAGTGCCTTTACAACTGATAAAGAAGAAAAGAAATTAATTCGCCCATTCTTAGTTTGGTGGGGAACTGACTTTAGAAGAGTCATCGACGATTCGCATTGGATTAATAAAGTTAGCGATAAGTTATCAAACGAAGATATTGTTTATATTATTACTGATGTAAGATATCAAAATGAGTTTGAATGGTTAAAGAATAATGATGGTTTATCGTTATTTTTGGATCGTGCTATTAGCGGAGTTGGCTTTGATGGGCTGCCTAATATTGTTCAGCCTTGCAATGATTATGAAAGGGAAAACAACAAGTGGTTAAAAGCAGAAGCCGATATTAATACAACTTGGCAAACTATTAAAGATCCTGCATATAGAGAAAGGTTTATTTTAAGAAACGTATTTCCTGAAATATTATCATATATAGAAGGAGAAGAATCTGATGCTTAATCTTGAAAATTGTATTGTTGGAATGTGTATGCTTGGGTATGTAATAGTAGGAATATCTTACATACTAAAAGGCGATTATCCATGGGCTTTAATATGGATGAGTTATGGAACCGCCAATATTGGCTTAATATGGGCCGCAAGTTCATAGTAAAATATATTCATTTTTTTATTTACAAATAGCCTTTTTTGTGATAGAATAGATACAGATGGTTGGAAAAGGAATACATTTTTCTTTACAGTATCTAAACACAAATTGATTAAATATGAATATACAAAACTATATGACAATGGAAACACTCCTATCATTTTTGGTAGTAGGTGCAATGGCGCTAATTTACATTAGCTTTAGACTAACTGGTCGTTTACATAATAATAATTCACACTCTGAATTTATTGAAGAAGCACCAGTTTTAACTCGTCCTAATTCAGGGCAGTTGTGGTATACTAGGACAGGCCAATGGCAACCTTTTATTAATGAAGCAGAAGAGCCTGTAAAAATTCTTGAGTATAGAGCAAATGAATTTGATGAATGGGTTCGATATGAACAGGGCGATATTATTAAAATTGAATCAATGAATGATTTTTTCGCGGCCTATATGCCAGATGAATTTTCAGATCTTGTAAAACCATCTGAAGAAACCTTTGCTGACAGTAAAGAGGAATTACTTGATCTTGTTATTGAATTTGAAGAAGAAGCTCCTCAGCCATCAATACCAAGCAAAAATATCATTAATATTGACGGTAAGGATTATATACTAGCTCCTGTGTAATATCTCAATCGCCCTTTATATGATGAATCTTAAAAATTAAATGAGCAAATATAACCATAAACTATGTTTTGTCGATCTTGAAACAACAGGTCTTGATCGCAATAAATGTGATATATTCCAATTGGCTACAATTATTACTGACCCAACAGGTGAACATATTTTGGATGAAATGACTCTATCATTCAGGCCCTTTCAGACACAAACTTTTGAACAAGGCGCATTGGATAAAACTGGAGCATCTCTTGAATATTTAAATTCATTAGAACTTGGATCTTTGGAAGCTCGTCAACTGTTTATAGACCTTTGTAAAACTCACGTAGACGCATATAATAAAAAAGATAAGATGCACTTCATTGCGTATAACGCGCAGTTTGATTCTGAGTTTATGAGGGAGTGGTGGAAAAAAGCGGATGATCCTTACTTTGGTTCTCTCTTTTGGAATCCCCCGATTTGTGTAATGCAAGCTGCTGCATGGTTTGTTCAACGAGTTCGAGGAGCTTTGCCTAATTTCCAACTTGGTACTGTTTGCGAAAGCGCTGGAGTTGGTTGGGACGAATCAAAAGCTCACAATGCGGAATATGATATTCAGAAAACGCATGAACTTTATAAGTATCTATCTAGGAATGTACCAACACTATGAAAATTTACTTAGCAATACTAACACTACTTTTTACATCTTGTTCAGCTGGATCTGATAACAGCGCTCCTGCCGGTTTCTTTATTGGATTCTTACAAGGTTTTATAGTTTTTATTGCTTGGTTAATCTCTTTGTTTAATGATAACATTTTAATTTATGAGCCGTATAATAATGGAGGATGGTATGACTTTGGATTCATACTTGGATTAGCGACTTTAGTATCAAATCTTAAAAAAGAAAAAGTAATATTAATACCAGTACAAAACAAATGAAAACAATAAAATACGCGCTACTACCTTTGATTTGTATAACTATATGTAGTTGTGTTACATCATACGATAGATATGGCCGCCCTATTCAAACCGTTGATCCTGTAGTAGCTACTGTTGGAGCAGTTGCTGTTGGAGCATTAGCGTATAATGCAGGGCAGAATAATAGTTACTATAATAATCGTTATTATGGTTCCAATAGATATAATGGAAGATGCGATCGACCAGCATCCTTTTATACAACTGGGCACAGATTCTATCACGCTCCCAATGTTTATAGAGTAAGAGGAAATCATCATATCTATAATAGTACAAGACCAAGTTGTGGTGTATCACCATATCGACGTTATTGAAAATAATTGTATTATTTTATTTACATTTCTTATTATACGTGATATAATATATACATGATAAAAAATTATAATGAAACACAACGTGATACCCTATTGGAAAAAGAATGTTTTAGACTTGCGGAAGAGCATGCATTACTATTAGATTTTATTCACTTGGCGGTAGCATCTAAAAAGACGAACGGAACATTTAGTAATTCGAGAGAAAGTCTGCATCAAAAAGCCAGAGTTGTATTGGACAAAATAAATCGTTAAAATAATAATATGAGCGAAGATAAAAAAATACCAAGTCCAGGTTCAGATGAAGCGATTGCGCTTGGGTGTAGTTGTCCTGTAATGGATAACGAATATGGGAAAGGCTATATGGGAATGGAAAACACTTTTATATATAGTACAGCCTGCCCACTACATGGAGGATCACTCCCTAAAGAAAATGACGATTGAACAACATTTATATAATTGGAAAGGGAACGAAAAACTTCAAGGGATTGATAAAACTTTAGATGTTTTATTCCAAGAATATTTTAATACAAATACTTTCTTTGAGCATATCTTAATTAAAGTATGCACGCTAAACAGTTTATATAGTACTCAAATTTTTGATACTTATTCCGTTGCTAAACATATTTACGAATTAGAAGTTGATGAAGATTTATTAACTGGTGATTTAAGTTTAGTTAATAGAATAGCAAAATGTGAGATTAGCGGTAAATCTAAAAACTTTTATTCTTTCGCTAGTAAATATTGCGCGCACCATAAACCAGAGACATATTCAATATATGATTCATTTGTTGAGAAAGCGCTGTTTACCTTTAATGAAAATGACTCATTTGATACCTTTAAGAAACCAGAACTAAGAGATTATCCAACATTCATGAGAGTGATGGATAATTTTATACAAAAGAATCATTTACACGAATATTCTTTAGCAGAAGTTGATAAGTATTTGTGGTTAGCTGGTAAAGAATTTAAATCAAAGGGAAATGAAAAAAGAATTAGAACTAAAGCTCGTTGAGAAATATCCTCGGCTTCTAAAGGATTACGGTGGTGATCCTAGAGTTACATGTTTAGCATGGGGAATGGAGTGCGGAGATGGTTGGTATGATGTTATTGATGAAGCATTACATATGATTAATCAGGTGTGTATTAAATTTGGTTATGAGGATATTGTTGTCGCTCAAATTAAAGAGAAGTTCGGTCAATTGAGAATCTATATGACCTATGGCGAATGCGACACTGTTGTTTTAAAAATCATTGAATGTATAACTGAGGCAGCATTACAAAAATCACGTAGTTGTTGTGAGCTTACAGGTAACTACGGTGTGTTGTGCAAGCGCGGATCGTGGGTTAAAACATTATCTTTCGAAGCCGTTCAAGATGCAAGCCACGAGTATGAGCCTGTTAACGAGTATGATAAGGACGCGTGGGAGCAAAGGAAGAAAAAATTACAAGTATGAAAATAAAATTACTATTCAACAGCCACTACTGGTGGGACCTACAGTATAAGATCAAATGCTTCTTCCACCCAAAGCAAGAGTGGTTGACTAATGTTATACCTGATACATATTGTGATAAGGTTGAACTTATTCCGCGGATGTTATTTAAGTGCCTTGAGCATCATGTAGAGGTTGAACGCAAAGTTAACTGGGTACACGACATTGGTTATGATTGGGCTGAAGAAGTTAAGCTTAAGTTTGTAAGTCAGTCCTATGCTGATGAGCAGATGAAGGTTGACAAAGAGCTAATGAAGGCCTATAACTGGATTAAGACTGGTCGTAGTGATATAGATGAGCAGATAGATGCTGCATACCCACCACGAGAGCCACTTGAGACACTATTCAGCAAGAGTGAAACCGTTGATGGACATTATGAGATAACCGTTTCACCTGAGCAAACAGCGTGTTATAAAGAGGTAGGCAGACTTGAAGCTATAAAACTTAAGAAGGATAAGGATTGTATGAGAGCCATTATTAAGCACCATCATAGACTATGGACATGAATATAAACTTACGAGATATAACCCGTGATTGGGTCAATGGCGTCAGAGAGTATTATAAAGATACTGATAATCTAACACAGGTGTTTGCGCGAGGTTATTTCGCAGGAATGTCAGAGAGGGAGGTTAAGGAATTCGCGGATAAGCTATATGAGACTAATAGGCTTTGTGAGATGAGAGAATCCAGAGAGCAGCATAAGCTAACCACATTTGAAGAGGCAAAGAAACAGGCAGCAGAGTTTGATAAAGTGCAACCAGAGGAACATTGATATAATTAGTAAAACAAGATGAACGATAAACCAACAATAGCACTAGTAAGGAAAGCACCACAAATACGACTAAGAAAAGAGACAGTGCGAGTAAATGTAACCCCAGCTGTAGATATAGTACAAACAACAAACAAGCATATAACACTATCGTCACTACTACTAGCATCAGCCGTACTATTACTAACAGTAAACGTTATAATGGTTACAATGTGGGCAAAGGATGTTGAGGGTATGATAAACGTAGAACTTAAGCACTAATGAATAAACCAGGATACACTCTAATTGAGCTACTCATCGTCATTAGCATTATGGCAACGTTGATGACAATTGGATCGTTCGGCATTTCAAACTTCAGTAAGGCTAGAGGAGTGTCAACAGGAGTAACGTTAGCACAGCAATATACACAGGCCGCAAAAGAAACGGCACTGACAAGACCATCGCGATCACGGCTGCTTATTCATGGTACTAATGATCCAACCAACACTCTTCATAGAGAGCGCTATCTAAGGTATATGGTTATACAAGTACTAAACGCAGGGCCAGATGAGCAATTGAACACAGACGATGACTTTTGGGAAATAGCACAGAAGGGAAAGTATCTACCAAATAGAGCATGGTTCATTCCAAGCTTAAGCAATCAAACAGACTTAATTATACCAACAGTCGATGCAAGGCTCCCAGGACAACCGGCGGGAGAAACGTCCACATGCTTCTATTACGAGTTCAATACACAAGGCCTATTAACAGATCCAAAGCCAGGAGTACTGGCACCGCGCTTTATTATTAGCGGAGGATCATTACCACCAGGAACCGTAGAACCAATAAGAAGCGATGATGATAGAAACGTTGGAGGCTTTGTAATATGGAAGAAAGGTACTACATCGCGCATTAAACATCCAGATCAAATAGGATTATGAAAACGGCAGTATTAAATAAGACAAGAACATACCTGATTGGTCCAATGCAATATGCAGAAGGACGATATTGGAGAGAGGATTTTTCAGAATTTCTAAATGAAATTAACGTAACGATCTTTGATCCTTATAAGAAACCATTTATTAATGCTCCTGAAGAAGATGAGAAAACTCATGAATGGATGGAGAGCTTAATGAAAAAGGGCGAGACACATCTTGATTATTGGAGTAAAGACACTGGGTATGATACTGTTGCTAAACATATGAAGAAGGTTCGTAACTTTGATCTTTCAATGGTTGACGCTGCAGACTTTATCATTTGTTATCTTAACGCAGAGGTACCAACGTTTGGAACTATGGAAGAACTTAGTTGGGCCGCTAGGTGTAAGAAGCCAACCTTTATTATTATGGAAGGCGGTAAAGAAAAGACTCCGTTCTGGGTAATGGGTATGTTCCCTCACAAATACATTTACAATTCATTTGATGAAGTTAAGGAAATCATTACCAAGATTAATGATGGAACTGTTAAAGCTGACTCTGATCGATGGAGATTATTTAAACAAGAATTAAGGTAATTTGTTATTTACAAATCAACATTTTAATATATAATTAATAATGTAACAAACAAACAATATGGCAAAGAATACACAAACCGGACCAAGCACGAAAAGAATTAAACGTAAAGGCATTCATGCTAAGACGCAAGCTTCAAAACTGAAACAGAGTAAAAACTATTTGAAGCGTTATAGAGGGCAGGGTAAATAATGAAAATTATATTAGCTTATATTTTATTCTGGCTCGGTGATATTATTAGTTATACTTTACACTGTAATTTCTTGGTTAAACCATTTTATCCTGTTTACCAAAAGCTAATGTTATGGAGTAGTAACTTGGATGTTCACGGTAAGATTTGGAAAGATGTTGGTAAATAAATAATTAAACATGCGGGAGTGGTGAAATTGGTAAACACGCCTGATTTAAGCTCAGGTGGATGGTAACGTCCTTGCGGGTTCGATTCCCGCCTTCCGTACTTTAAAAATGATTACACTTATGAAATCAAAAGAACCAACCAACCGAAAAGAATTATTAAAAGCTGATATTTTAAATGAATTAAATAAGGTATCCGATAAACATTTTAAAACTTTGCGAGGACTGCTTGCAAAACGTGAGCATTTTTCGAACTTAACCTTTGACAAATTTACTCAAGAAGACCATACAGAATCATCTGAAACTAATAGTAAAATTATGGAAGTTGAAAAATTAATCGAGGATTTAAAAATCACAATTGATGTTGTAGAAAACCTTTGGCAATCTTAAAGAACTAATATGGAACATTATGCAATAAAAGGAATTATTAGTAGGCATAACGATGATGCTTACACGATTCCTAATACACCTCGTTTTTCTAATGTAGAATCCGCAGTTGATTTTTATAATAGAAATAAAGAATGTGAATCATCATACAACTGGTTAAAGTTTAGAAAGATTGGCGTATATAAAATAACTGTTTCTGAAGAAATATGTAAATATCTGTAAAACGATAAGCATTTTACGCGTATTTCTCAATATTTTAATGAGCCTCAACCCTATATTCTACGGGGGTTGTAGAGCAAAATGCACATTTCGTGAATTATTTTATTTACAAATGTGCATTTTTATGGTATAATATAATCATAATAAGGGAACGGCAAAACAAACCTAAGAGTTCCTAAGATCCCCGTAAGGCGGGGATCACCACCACAACCAACTATATTATGAAATCAGAATTCGCCACACCAGAGCCCGCAACTAAATGGGTAATTTATACTCTTGAAGATATCATTGAACTTGCTGAAGACGATGATGTAATTATAACGACTGAGCCCGAGGCATTAAATTACCTTAAAAATCGCAAAGACAATTATATTAAGGTTATTGGGCATGGTATATATGATATCCTTTTTGCATAATTAAAACTCTAATATAATATGAAAAAAGAAAACAAACCATATATGGACATTCTCGTTGATAAGCATCTGAAAAAGATTCAAGAAATACTTGTTATTAATAACACCGCCGTTGGTCATTCTGAAGATGGCGATATGCCAGTGAAATATGTCGGAAACGGTGAAGATTGGATTAACCCACATTATAAAAATCAGCCAGGCCAATTTAAGACTTTTGCCACTAAGCTCTGGATTCAATTTGGATAAACTATATAATTTTATTATGAAAAACAAAAAAACTGAATATACCGACGAAGGTAAGAATGGAAACACTGCTCCTTATTGGGTAGAACAAGGTTACATTCATGGGCGTGATGAAGCTCCTGATGGTAAGAAATGGATTCAAAACATTATGTCAGAATATTGGATTCTTGAAGATGAAGAAACTCCATTTACACAATCCGTAGCAAGTGAAACTTATTGGTGCAGTTAATTAAAAACTTTATTATATTATGAATAATAGATTTTCAGATCGTGATATTGTTGATTGGCGTAATTATGAACGCATTAGATTAACTGGTAAATTTAATATGTTTGATCCTCGTGCTCGTGAAATGGTCGGGTTATCAAAAGAAAGATATATCTTTATCTTAGAACATTATAGTAATATTCAAGACCAAATAGCAGAAAGCAAAATCGCTGCAAACATCAATAATATGTATGAGTGATGAAAGAAAAATGGTTGCTTTGAGTATAATGTCATCACCTGATCTATTTAAGATTTGCGAAGGTTGTGATTCCATTTTGCAATACCACGTTAATATATGTAGGAATTGTAAAAGCTATAGGTTTAACACGTCCACAGATGATATTATAGAACACGCTAAAACTCTTGGCAACAGAGAACAAACAACAGTAACAGAAGACGATTTATTTTAAACATATGAAAAAACAAAAGAAAAAAATAGTTGGCAACCTATTTAATGAAGGCGTGCTAATAGCATGTGATTCAGAAGAAGTATGCGGTTTATATATTAAAGAAGTTGATAATAACAACCTTATTTCCAAAATGATTATGTCATGGTTACTATCTATTTCCGAAGATAATGAACTTGGTATTAATTCTTTAGAAGAAGCTAGTAAGTTTGTAATTGAAAAGTTTACAACTGAAGATGATCATACTTATGCTTATAAAAATCTAAAAGCAACAATTAACTATATTTAATATGTTAGATTTAATAATTGCGCTATCATTACATGTAGGATTAAAAGAAGACTATAATGAAGTACATCCACATATAAGATATACACACGATGATATTATTACTGGAGTATATTATAATAGCGAAAAAGAAATTAGCGCATATGTCGGACATCGATGGGAAAAATATAACTGTGGCATTGAAGTTGGCATAGTATCTGGATATTCAATTGCGCCTGTTGTTCCATTTGTAAGAGCAACTTATCATGACTTTTTTGTTATGCCGGCGTTTGAAGAAGAAGATAATACTATTGGAGCAGTCTTCGGATACGAATTTAAATTTTAAATAGAAACACGTTATGGTAATTAAAGCAACACAGGAACTAAATATAAATTTAGATAATGAGCAACAGAAAGAAGTTACTCGGGATTATCTATATAAGCAGACCGATTGGAAACCAACATACTTTGTTAATGAAGAAGATGGATGGGTATATGAAGAGAAAACCTGCCACACAACTCATTCTTTTGAAGTGACAGATAAGGTTAGACTTGCAAACTCAGAAGATATCTTAATTGATAAGATTCTCAAAACCCACATGTTTAACTTATGATAGCGACAATAATTGAATGGAATACGGTAATACCTTTGATTAGTGGTATTGCTATTGGAATGGTTCTTATTAAAATTATATCAAACTTTGAAAATAAATGAGAGACGAAAAAGTAAAAAACGCCGAAACACTTTTAGTTGCTTTTGCCTTTTTGGTGATATTCATTACATCAGTAGCAAATGCGGTTAAGATTAATAATTCAAATGAACGAATAAACACCCTTGAAGAAAAATTAGAAAACAAATAAATATGATAAAGATAGTAAAGTTTATAGATAAAAGCCTCGCGATTGGTAACAATGATGATAAGTTTCAGGATTACATTAACAGTGTATTGCCTCTTCGTGGAGGTTTTGCCGAGCAATTCCTTGTATGTAAGGAGGAAGTTGACGTGTATATTAAGAGCTTAATGAAAAATGAAGAAACCAAACTCCGCCGCGCTATCAATCAGTTTGCTGCCTCATTCAAAAAATAAAACACAGCAAACAAAATATAATGAAAACCTCTCTTGAAGCAGCTAAAGATTTAAAAGCCAAATATCTTGAGCAAATAGAAAACATTGATAAACTAATTTTGTCACTTGGCATTAAAGAACTTATTCCAGATTTTTACGAAAACGATAAATACGAAAATATATCCATTGGCCTGCACGTTACAAAAAATCTAGAATTTTCAAAGAGGATTGCTTTTATGCCAAAGAAGGTTTTAGAAAAAAGAAGAAGCCAACATACGGTTATTATAAACAAACAAAAATTTCCAGCTAATAAAGTCCCAGATGTAATTTGGGAACATGCAATTGAAAACACAAAAAAACAATACACAACAAATAAAATATAATGAAAATGCAACTAAAGTTTAAAAATAAAAAAGCGTATGATGCCTGCCACACCTATGTCGATGGCCACAGCTTCTACTTTCGTAACCACGCTAAAGACAGAATCCTTCAATTCTGTTATGAGTATACACTACTAGATGTTGCAGAAGCATGTGATTCATTGTTAAGTTTAGAAGGTAAATACGAAATTATTACTGAATAATATTATGAAACTCATATTAAGATCTGCTGTGGTATTAAGTGTAATTTGTTTATTACTACCCATAGCATATATGCTTTATATGAATACACTTAATCTATTTCTTTCTCTATTGGCTGTCTTAGCATTTTGTAATTTAACGTTTACAGTTATATTACTATTATCGATTCATATTGAAGAAAGTACGAGACACCTTAAATTAGTAAAAGGCAAGCGTGGTAATAAGTGGATTCACTGAAACAAATAAAGGTATAATTCCCGAGTAGCTCAGCGGTAGAGCGGGTGACTGTTAATCACTAGGTCGTAGGTTCGAATCCTACCTCGGGAGCCATTTTAAGTTAATAATTATTGGGTAGGTGGCCGAGTGGTTAAAGGCGGCAGACTGTAAATCTGCTCTCGTATGAGTACGCTGGTTCGAATCCAGCCCTGCCCACCTTTTTTTTATTATAAATTATATTAATGGCAAGGCCCTTTTACAACATAACCGATAACGTTATTATTAATGTATCATTATTAGAGGAAATTATATATGAAGATGATAATACAATAACATTAAAATTTAATAGTGGCTTTAAATCATCATATGATTTAAACGAGGTTTCATTACATTTTAAAAATTTCTTATTTAGTTTACAAACCTAAATAAATATAATTAAATAAAGCCCTTACGCCATGATTTTAAACCTTCTTTTCATATCAGTTTTTCTTTTCATATCATCTCTCATTTTTGATTTGAGTAATAATATAAAGATTCTACTCATGCTAATTCCTCAGATTATACTAGGAATTATGTTTATTAAATCATACATTATTAGCCGAGAAATGCACAAACGGTGCAAACCGCATCGAAAAAGAAAGAAAAGAGACCCATTTAGCTAGTGGGAAAACCCTATATTCTACGGGGGTTGTAGAGCGAAATGTGCATTTTGTGAATTATTTTATTTACAAATGTGCATTTTTATGGTATAATATAACTACAGAGAGGGACACCAACCAACTCAATCCACCACCACCTTATATCATGAAAACGCTAATTACGCTAACCACCATCGTTGGAGGAAGTATTTTTACAACCTTTAACGCCGAAGATACCGCTTCACAAGTGCCAAACGAAATTTTTACTCCAATTGAAATTTCCAAGCCGATCTTAGTAAAGCCAAAACGAGTTTATGCAGTTCTGGTTAAACCGACAATCAAACGATATACCATCGAGGATTTTGAAAGAGATGAAGCCGAACGTAATGAAAACGAAGCTTGGGATAAGATGGTTGAGGGCGTAAAGTTCTTTGAAGGATTTAAACCTAAAGCTTATAAATGTGCTGCTGGAGTAACTACCATTGGATATGGGCATACTGGTAAATATGCCAAAGTTAAGAAAATCGTATCTGAAATGGAAGCCGAGGAAATGCTAATGGATGAACTTATGGAAGCACGAAGCCATGTAGAACGTATTGTAAAGGTACCTTTAACGAAAGCTCAAATGGCAGCCCTCACTTCCTTCACATTTAATGCAGGGCAAGGCAATCTGCGAATGCTAGTAAATCAACCTGGACGCTTAAACTCAGGAAATTATGAAAGCGTAGAAAAGATGCTACCTAAGTATAATAAAGGCGGAGGTAGAACTCTCAAAGGATTAACTAAAAGAAGAAACTGGGAAACTTCACTTTGGGTAAGTAACTAATATACTAATATGGAAGAATGGATAATTGATACGACAATCGCGTTTAGTATTATAATTGTAATATACACATTATTAATAACAATATCAGAAATATTTTAATATGAATAAAGACGAAATAATAATAGAAAAATGGGAATCCTTTACAGAATTCCGTGGGCAACTTTTAAAAGTTAATTTGAAAAAAATGGCTGAAGATTATGAACGCCCCGATATCTTAGAAATGGATGAAGAAGACTTAAATGAATTTATATCCGACTCTGATCTTATCTGCGACTGCAAAGATACTGATTATTTTGAAACTTATCTTGCCGTTGTAAATCAAAGTGATCCTGATTTAGAAACCAATATATTTACAAATAATAAAGAAGCTCTTGATGGAATTTCATGGCGAGGTTTTTATAGAGGAGATCCTGATGAGTGGCAAGAAATGGATTGGAATGAGAAATCAAAAAGAATAGAAGCTCTTGAAAAAGAACTAAAAGAATTAAAGGGCGAGTAATATTATGATGCCAACAGATATAGACCTAATTGAAAATGAAAAGATTGGTGCCTTTTGGAATATGCTGCAAGATGTTTTATCAGAATGCAGTAATGACGAAAGCATCGATCCATTCACGCAGATGGATACACTCCCAGAAGAAGCTTATATGCTAGCATGTATGCCTTTAAACGAAGTGGTAAGATTTCTAGTAGAAAGAAACTTTGAGATTAATATCTCATATAATAAAACAAAACAAAACAAATAAATTATGAACAACGAAACAAGTGAATCCTTATTGGAGGAATATGATGGGTGTAAAGAACTAATGGAATCTCGTGAAACTACTGTTATAGTAGAAAGAACAGAAACCGCTCACCTTTGCACAACATGGAGAACTGAAATTAACCTTGATGATGTTAGAACTAACAACGGAATTTCATATGAAGATATGAGTAATGTTGAACTTGCCGAAGCAATTAAAGATTGCCCTGGCGATTATATTGAAGAGCTCTGGGATGGCGATATTGTTTATGACAAAAGAAAAGAGTTTGGTACTGATGATGACGTCACATTTGAATCAGACCTCGAATGGCTTAGCGAAAACGGATTAGACTAATATGAAAATGAAACTACAACTATTAATAAACTTTGTTTTTCTTGTGTGCTTGGTTACATCTATTGCTATATGTTTAGATTTGAAAAGAACTCAAATCCGAATGATTTATGCGTTGGATAATACCTTAAAAATACACAACAATTATTCAGATAAGAAAGCCGAAGTCTTAAAAAGGATCGAAGATCTTGTTACTGAAGAAGAGAATACTAATATATCCTTTTAGGGTTATTTTATCCTTTACATATACTTCATTTTAGATTATAATTATATTATACAAAATCACATTATGGCAAAAACATCACAACGACTATTTAATAAACGCGGCCGAATAATTGCACTAGATACAAAGTATACTGGTGACGAACCCGAATGGGGCGATGCATCTGAAATTGACCTTAAAGAATATAATAAACGGCTCGATCGTGGGTTAAGGTTTTATGGTTATTATTGTGATTCTAAAACAATGAAGCCGTGGGTTCTTGATTGGATGCCATCTAATGGTTTTACCAAAGAGCAAGTTGATATTATTAAAGTGGCTCCGCCGTCCTATGTCAATGGTACGGTTGGTAAACTCATTCGTATGTTGAATATGGGAATGCCTAATAAGAGAAACATTAAGAGCTGGATTAAATCAGAGTTAAATGATTCGCTTTATGAAATTAATCGAATGATGAACGATCCAAAGCGAATCTTTGATGAAGAAGCAAAGGTAGATATTCCTAAAGTAAAACCGATATCACCTCTAAAGCGTGTAGAGAATAAAATAAATGAAGATATTATTGTTCCTCTTGAGATGCTTTTAGATGATATCATTAGTATCAAACCAGATACTGCTCCTGCAAAAATTCCAAATATGGATATTGGTAGATTACTTCGTAGTAATAATGCTGCTGGTAATGGAATTAAATATGTTGTTGAATGGATTAATAAACATCTCGATGAGTTTAACGAAGCGTATAACAAAACCGATGAATATGTTGTTGAAGGTTATTCTTGGTTACGTCGTCCTCAACTAAATAGGATTATAAAGAACTTTGAAAAAATGCTGGATGATACTAAGATTTATTCACGAAGCAAAGTTAAGACTCGTAAACCTCGAGTTAAAAAACCAAAGGCTGTTGATAAACAAATTACTAGACTTAAGTATGCTGCTGCATCAAGCGAATATCAACTAACAAGCGTTGATCCAACGAGCTTACCATTTTCACAGAGAGCTTACTTCTTTAATACTAAGAATCGCCAACTGTCAATTTATTATGCTAGTGGTAATGCTGGGTTTGAAGTAAAAGGAACTTCTCTAAAAGGTTTTGATGAAGAACGAAGCATTATAACAACTCTTAGAAAGCCTATGGAATTTCTACCGATATTATTATCAGCCACTCCTAAAAAGATCGATAAGGTCTTAGAAACACTTAAAACAAAACCCCGTAAAGGGAATGGCAGAATAAACGCAAACATGATTATACTACGAACACTTGATACTAAATGAAAAAAACCGACATTAAAAAAACAATAGGATTAGCAATAACAAAGGAAGAATTAATTTTAAAAACAGAACGGTTAGTATTAAAGGATAAGATTGAGTATGCTCAGGCTGTATGCCAGATCTGTTTAGAACTAGAGCTAGATCCAGAAGATGTTGCTAAATTAATTTCAGGACCATTAAAAACTAAACTAAAAGTTGAAGCACAGAAAAATAATGTTTTACCTCGATCTAATACAGCTACACTAGAATAATGAAAGACTACACAATTGAAGTAAAATATATCAATATGGATTTAATAGAATACGTTAGTATTAAAAGTAATAATATTAAATGGTCTATGGATCAATATCAAAGGAACCGTGAGCCACTTAAATGGGCGGTAATTAAAGAAGAACCATTAAATGATTAACTTAAGTATAGATACTAGTACTTCACCGATGGATGCGTGGAGTACAGTGACTGCAATGTCGCTGCATTTTAATTCTGAAAGAGATTATGATGCATTTAAATTTAGTTTTAAAGGTCCTCGATGTAAAAGAGAAACCTTTGAACAAAACAAAAACCGCTTTCAATTTGAAAAGTTGGCAAGGAAATATCCATATAGAAACGATATTATTCTATACTCATTAGCTAACCTTTTAAGTGGAGAAAAATGGATTGGCAACTTTACAGATGTCGCATATGATAGGTGGAAAGCCAAAATGCAAAACGTCGAATACACTTATAAAGAAGAGATGAAAACTCTAATTGAGCAATCTCCATATAAAACTTTTGATGAGATGATATTACCGAAAGACTTAACTGATGTTCCTTATATATATAAAATGGTGCAAGGTGGTAATGTATCAATTGAGACTATAACTATTCTTAATATCATTTCATCTTATACATCAGATCTTCAGTCTAAGTTAACGGACCCTCTGGGAATATCTTCTGAACTTACTTTTAAGGTTAGGAAATATACTCCTTTTCTTAGACCGATGATAGACATTAATAAGTATGCAGAAATAACTAGAACTTTATGGTTTACATCTGTAGAAAATTAGTGTATAATAATACAACGAAACAAACAAACAATACAACGCAATACAAATAAAATAATATGTCATTTGATAAACTAAAAGCAAATCGGTCAGCCGCAATTGGGAAACTAGTCGCAGAAGCTGAAAAGGTCGGAGGTAAATCCACTAAATCTTACGGCGATGATCGTGAGTGGAAACCTACCGTGGATAAAGCAGGTAACGGTTATGCCATCATTCGTTTTCTTCCAGTAAAAGATGGAGACGATTTGCCATGGGTTCGTTATTGGGATCATGGATTCCAAGGGCCAACAGGCAGGTGGTACATTGAGAAATCACTCACATCAATTGGTAAAGATGATCCAGTATCTGAGATTAATAGCCGACTGTGGAATACAGGTAATGAAGCTGACAAAGATGTCGCTCGTTCACGTAAACGCCGTCTACATTATGTCTCAAATATCTTGGTGGTATCTGATCCAGCTAACCCAGACAATGAAGGAAAGACTTTCCTTTACAAGTATGGTAAGAAGATCTTTGATAAAATTATGGATGTTATGCAGCCACAATTTCAAGATGAGAAAGCAGTTAACCCATTTGATTTTTGGGAAGGCGCTAACTTTAAGTTGAAGATCCGCACCGAACAATGGAGGAACTATGATAAGTCAGAATTTGACGGTTGTACTCCTCTCTTTGATAACGATGAAGATCGCCTTCGCGAAATTTATGATGGACTATACAGTCTATCTGAATTCACCGATGAATCTTCATATAAGTCATACGACGATCTAAAGCGCAAGCTGATTGAAGTTCTTGGTGCTGAAGAAGTTAATGGTGTACAGGTTCTCACTGAGCCTTCTGCTCCAACTTCTCCAAAGGTTCAATCAGAACCAGAAGTTACTACTGAAGAAGTATCATCAGACGTTAGCGATGACGATGATGACGACGATTCACTTAGTTACTTTGCTCAATTGGCCAAAAGCTAATTTAAAACTAATTACAATATCGCCATCTGGTTTAATTACTAGGTGGCGATATTTTTATAAAGACATAGCAGACCCAGCCAGAACATTATCAGTGGATTCGGCGATAGTGTTCTGCGTGGATTGAGATGAGTTATTAGTTACGTTCCCTCCGTTATTATTAACAACATTAATAACTGGAGCTGCATTCATCGCACCAGTTTTTGATAACGCTTCTCCAACATTATCAACCTTTGAGGGCTTTTCCATTTGATCAGGGCTAAGCTGGTTTGATGTATTAGGTTCGTTTAATAATAAATTAAGTTGCTCTCTTTTTTGTTTTAATTCTAGC